GGGAGGCTTTTTTGTTTTTTCAGCAGGATCCAAACATGTCCGTCTACATGGAGATGCCACTTGTCGGACGTAGTGCGCACTCCACCATCGTTCAGGCTCAGGTCGGCGGTGCTGTTCTTGCTGCTGCCGACAACGCGGGGGTGGAAATTCATCTCGTCAATGTGAACACCTGGAAGAAGCAGGTCGTCGGAAAGGGAAATTCAACCAAGGAGGACGTCGCGGAGTGGTTGAGTAATAACTGGCCCGACGCATACACTCTTTGCAGCGGGGACCAGGACCTGGTGGACGCCAGTGCCTTGAACAGGTTCGGCTTCCGCCATGAGCGTATTCGACAGGCGATTCTGCAAAGGATGAACCGTGCCCACCGTAAAGATAAAGAAAAGTCCAGCCGGTGACACTCCCCCGGCGGATTCTATCCCCAAGGAGTTGGAGCGGATCGGAACCTTCGAGTCTGGAGTTTCTCTCCGGGGCTTGAAGTACTACCACCAGAATCCTCGGCGCGGCAATGTGGAGAAAGTCGCGGAAAGTTTGAAGTTCAACGGGCAGTTCAAGCCCATCGTGGTGAACCGTGGAACCCATACCGGTCGGAAGAACGAGATCCTTGCTGGAAACCACACCACCAAGGCCGCCAGGAGCCTCGGCTGGCCCCGCCTCGACGTGATGTGGGTTGATGTGGACGAGGACCGTGCCCGCGCCATCGTGCTGGCCGACAACGGTTCCACGGACGACGCGACGTACGACGTCCAGATCCTCTCCGGACTTCTGGAACAGCAGAAGAATTCCTTGGACGGGCTTATCGGAACCACCTACAACGACGACACGCTGAGGAAGCTGACGGTAGAGATTAATCTCGATCCGATGGCGAACATCGACAGCCTGGACGAGGTTCCCGATGACCTTCCCGGCGTTGACGACCTGAGCAAGTTCGTCTTCTTCGACTCGGACAAGGACTTCGACATACCGGAGCTTAAGCTGGAAATGATCCCGGCTAAGTTCCCGGAGAAGTTGGACATCTGGGCCGGACATGAAATCGACAGTGACAGGGCAGCAGACGAGGACCAATGGTGGCTGTCACAGTGGCATACCGGGAACCGGGGAATTCCGTTCGAGAGATCTATTTTGAGTCTCTATACGGAGGACTTTCACTTCGAGGGTCTGTTCTACGATCCGGCGATGAACACTAAAAAGATTCTGAATACTGGAATCACCACCTGCATCATGCCGAACTACTCGGTGAATCAGGATTGGCCCATCGCCACGTGGATCTGGGCGGCATACCGATCTGCGTACGTTGCTCGGTACTGGCAGGAAACTGGGCTGTATGTAATACCTGACATCCAGTACGGCGGATCTGACGAGGCACTGGACTTGTGTATCCAGTGCATCCCCGACGGAGCGCCCGTGGTGGCTGCTCAGCTCCAGACTCTTCGCGGGGATACGCAGAGAATCCGTACCGCTGCAAGACTTCTGAAGAAGGCTGAGGACCAGATAGGTTTTCAGCAGATTCTCCTCTACGGGCACACTGACGCGGACACCGTGATGAAGTATGCGAAGTTCGACGCGGAAGTAATCCGGGTGGAGAATCGCACCACACGTCGTCGTCAGATTCTCAACGACGGCACAACCGTCAAGGGGAAGCAGGTCCGATCCAGGAGGAAGGGGGCTTTCGACAATGGGCCAGAACGCTAGGTCGGCACGTCGCGGCGACAAGACCAAAGGGCAGAAGGCAAGAACTCAGTCACGAAAATCTCAAGTGAAGCGGGTACCACAGCCTAAGAAGTCTGGAGGAGGAAAATAATGGGTGAGACTTCCAGGGGCGGTAACAGCGGACTCAGTTCCTCCGGCCGCCGTCAGCGTCGTGACAAGGACCTCACACGGGCGAAGAACGAGCCCAAGATTGTCGGCGGACGTTCGAGGCGGGGGACGGGCTCGGGAGCAGCAGCTGGTGGTACCGGCGGAACTGGCGGCACCGGAGGAGAAGGAGGGCGTGGGGGTAGCGGTCGCCGCAGAGGCCTTCTTGGCGGCTTGAACAACCTCAACGGAGGTTTTCCCAACCTCGGACTTCCCAACCTGGGAGGAAGCAGCTCGGGGGCTAAGAAGAAGGCTGCGGCCAAGCCGAAGAAGGCTACGGCAAAGCACACTCCCCCGCCGGGCTCGCAGAAAAGTCCGGCAATCAAAAAGCTGACTCGGGTGAAGCCGACGAAGGTTAAACTGACGAAGCAGCGGACGAACAAGACTCCGAACTAATAATTGGGTATCATGTACTTCGGCATGCGCCTACTCGTCGTCATGTCATCGGGGAGAGCGTCAAACGCCCTTTCGCCGGGCGCAAGGAGCCCGTCATAGGCTACCTGCGCTCTCCCTTTTACTTTTCTAGTAGAAGGGAAGAGAAAATGGGCAGCGCGATATCCTCGATTTCCAACCAGGGAGTACTGGCTACAAACTCCGGGAACAATACTTCCTTCGCCTCCCTGAGCACCTCCCAGCTCACTCAGCCGGGCACGTACCGGATCACCGCGTACGTCAGCCTGTACGGGACCGCTCCGACTTCTGCGGACGCGAATAACGTGAAGCTGGTCGTCGGCGGTTCTTCTCAGATTCTTCCGATCCCCGCGTCGGCTGGTGCAGGATCCCCGTACTCCTTCACGGTGGAACTCGACGGAGCCACCGCCATCAGCCTCCAGAGCGCCACCGCAGGGCCTTCTGTGGCCACTTACTCCGGGATGCTGGTGGCCGAGTACCTGGGGCGCAACGGAAACCTCGCCCGGTACCGCTAGAAAATGACGAAGTATGTAATCCAGCGCCCACCACAGAATGACGAGGAACTGTGGTGGGCGGTGCGGGCCACCTTCGGTGTGAAGATTCCCAGGACTAAAGTATGCCCGCACCATGACACACCGTTCGACGCCTTCTCCGACGCGTATTTTGCCCGTCACCCCATGGCGATGTGGCTGGGATCCCGTGGTTTCTCCGGGAAGACTTTCACCCTGTCACTTCTGGGGATGATGGAGCTCACCTACCTCGGCGCGTTTGTCTCCATCCTCGGCGGTTCAGGTGCTCAGGCGACTCGTGTCCACGAATCCATGACAGAGTTGTGGAACACGAAGGGCGCACCGAAGCACCTCCTGCTCAAAGACCCCACGAAGTACGACACCTATCTGAGCAACGGCGGGAAGGCCAGAACCCTCATGGCCTCCCAGACTTCCGTGCGCGGACCCCACCCCTCGCGCCTCCGCATCGACGAGATTGACGAAGCAGACCTGGCGATTATTCAGGCTGCCCAGGGCCAGCCGATGCGCAAGGAAAATTATCTCGGCGAGATGGTGGAGACGAACACGGTCTTCTCCTCCACGCACACCTACCCGGACGGACCGGTCACCTACTTCAAGCGGGACTTCCAGGAAAAGGGATTCCCCTGCTGGACCTGGTGCTATAAAGAGACTTCCAACCCAGTGGACGGGTGGTTGGACCCCGACGAGGTAAACCGGAAGCGCCTGGAAATTCCTGCCCAGATGTGGCGGAACGAGTACGACATCTTGGAACCGAACTTCGAGGATCGCGGAATCGACGAGGCCTCGGTGGAGAGGATGTTCGATCCGCAGTGGGATATCCGAGACGGAAAAGAGGGATACTACTACCAGTTCCTCCAGCCGCGTCCCGACCGGGATTACGTCACCGGGGTGGACTGGGCCAAGTCCCGCGACTTCACTGTCATCATCACCTGGGACACCACAGTTCTGCCATGGAAGATGGCTGCGTTCGAGAAGATAAACCGGCGCCCGTGGCCTGCCATGGTGGGAAGGCTCAACAAAAGATGGGCGATGTACGGCGGAAAAGTAGTTTCGGACAACACTGGAATCGGTTCCGTGGTGAGCGACTACATCGAATACCCCAAGGGCGCGTACAGGGACGACCTGACTAATTTGACGATGGCGGGTAGAATTCGCTCGGAAATGGTCACGGAATGCGTTCAGGCTGTTGAGAACGCAGATCTTCTAGCCCCGCGAATAAAGTCGATGTACGACGACTTCAGGTTCGTGACGCCGGACGACCTGTACAACAACACGCAGAGCGCGCACCTTCCGGACACCATCGCCGCGACCGCTCTGGCCTGGACGGCGCGGAAGGGGGAGACACGCCACGCAGCCGCCCCCGTTTCCCTGACACGAGAAAACTCACCATGGAAGATTTGAGGTCCAAGTGGCAGCGAAGATAAAGGTGAAGCGGTCTTCTTCCGCGCTGCCAGGCGCATCGCCGCGCACTGGCCTCGGTGAAGTACAGCTTGCCCAGTCCGGACTGAAGCGTTCTTACGGCTACATCTACGAGGAACTTCTCCCCCAGCTTCAGGGCCGCAAGGCCATCAACGTCTACCAGGAGATGTCACAGAACTCTTCTGTCATCGGTGGCATGCTTTTTGCAATCGACATGTTCATGCGGAAAGTAGCGTGGCGGGTGGAGGCTGCCAGCGACTCGGACGCGGACAAGAAGAAAGCTCAGTTCCTGGAGTCCTGCAAAGACGACATGGAGCACACCTGGGCCGACTTCATCGCGGAAATCAACACGATGCTTGTTTTCGGGTGGAGCTGGTTCGAGATCGTCTATAAGCAGCGCTTCAACGACACCACCGACGAGTTCGGCACCTCCATATCTAATTTCAACGACGGCTACATCGGCTGGAAGAAATTCATGCCGTGCTCGCAGGAGTCGTGGTGGAGGTGGGACTTCGATCCGGCCAGTGGCAAGACGATCGGCATGTGGCAGCGCCCTGCCCCGGATTATTCCGAGAGGTACCTGCCCATCGGAAAGTCCCTCCACTTCCGCACGACTTCCCGGAAGGACAACCCCGAGGGTGCGAGCATCCTGCGTACCGCCTACCGAGCCTGGTATTTTCTCAAGAGGATCGAGGAGATCGAGGCCATCGGCGTTGAGCGCGACCTCGCAGGAATTCCGATCGCCACGGTTCCCGCAGAAATGCTTTCCGAGGACGCCAGCGACAACGACAAGAAGATGGTCGCCTCCATCATCAAGCTGGTGCAGAACGTGCGGCGGGACGAGCAGGAGGGAATTGTCTGGCCTCAGGCGTACGACGAAGCGGGCCATGAACTTTACAGTTTCAAGCTTCTGACTTCCGGAGGAACCCGGCAGTTCCCGACGGACACCATCATCAACCGGTACGAGACGCGTATCGCGATGACTGCCTTGGCTGATTTTCTGCTTCTTGGGAACGATGCGAGCTCCAGCGGATCGTACGCCCTGGCCACCTCGAAGTCGTCCATGTTCCAGTCAGCTCTGGAAACCTGGCTGAACACGATCGAGGATGTCATCAACGACCGTGCCGTCCCGCTGCTCTTCCGGCAGAACGGAATCAACTCGGGTCCCTACCCGAAGTTTCGGCACGACATCGTGCAGAAGCCGACGCTTACGGATCTGGCCACGCTTATTTCCGCCATGGCCGGTGCGGGCGCTCAGCTCTTTCCGGACGCGGATCTGGAGAACCACCTCCGTGGCTTCGCAGAACTTCCCATCCGCGAGCCGAACGACAAGGACCAGGCGACAGAAGAGGAAATCATCTCTCAGCAGTTGGATACCCTGCTCGCT